CCACAACAAGTGTGGGTAAATGGCGAAAGCAAATCAGCAGAGTATTTTCAAGTGACTTGCATCAATGACAACTATGAAAATTCAGCAACAAACTATTGGCAGTTGTTCACAAAGAACGTAGATGCTGAAGGTGTTGAATCAATGGGTGAGCAAGTTGCTCAAGGCAATCTCACCATTGATGGTGCGGATTACATTGCATGGGGCGACCAACCCGCAATGGCGATAAATGCTTGGATATATCAATGGTCAGCGGATAAATTAAATTTAGTAATTTTGTAAAAAATTAAACAACATGGAATTAATCGAATTGAAGGCCCAGGCCTATGACATTTTGAGCAATTTGGAATATTTGCAAAAACAATTGCAAGAGGTCAATCAAAAGATTGCGCAAAAAATGCAAGAGGAAAAAGCCGAAAACTAAAAAACAATAACACCATTTCATTCCCGGGATGGTGTTGTTTTTTAATTGCAACAATTAAGTATTTTTCGCCACAAATGCGTATTAATACTTTTAATGTTATGAAGGCGTTTCCGTTATCATTTGAGCAATTCAGCAAAGATCCCGTCAAGGCGTTTTTGTTCATCACCTTGTTTGCAATCGGTTATTTATACATTGATCAAAAGTTAATGTACACCGAACAAATCGAAAAGCAAGGCGCGAAGATTGAAAACCTTGAATTGAAAATCGATGCGTTATCGGTTCAACTTAAACGTTCCGATTCGTTGTTGGCCGCCACAACCGCCAAACTTTTGACATTAAAGGAAATGGGAGCCATCAAATGAAATACATTTTTTGCATAGTGTTATTTGTGGCATGCGAAATGAAACAACAATCAACCATTGTTGTTGATCATGTTGATACTTTATTGCAAAAATCAATTTCCCGGACGGACACCATTGTAAAATTGATTCCAAAGGTTGATCATTTTATCCATGTCAAGGAACAACAAAACGCAAAGGATTTGCGCGCATTCAAGGCGTTAAAGGTGAAAACGATCATCATTCATGATACGATTATCATAAAAGAAAAAACCAATTTTTGGGGCCGGAAACGCACAACAACCGATTCCATTCAATCAATTGATTCAACTGAATATGAAAAAAATAATTGATTTTTTATCGGGTTTTGTTTCGGAAAACGGCCAGGCGTCGTCAAAACGTTTGGTTGGTGTAATGTGCGCCGGGTTCCTTTGTTGGACATTATACGCGAACCATACTGAACAAACCGATCCATCGGAGGCCCTTGTTTATTCGGTGGCATCGTTGGCATTCGCCGCGTTGGGATTGACATCCGCGGAAAAAATATTCAAAAAAGATGAAAATAAAAATTGATCCCATCAACGTTATTTTGTTGATTGCAATATTTTTATTTTTGATATTGTGGCTTTTTTCATGCAATCCGGTGAAACAAGTTTTGCGCGATCAAAACAAACTTGATGCCGTTGCAAAGGTTGTGGTCGCCGGTGGATATTGCGCCAACGATACGACATACATTGTCAAATCCGATACAACCATCCAGGTTGACACATTGGTTCAAAACGATACAACGATACAAATCGAAACGCGGAACGATACCACATTTTTAACCCGGTTGAAATATCGCGATATAATCAAATCCATTACCATTCATGATACCATAAAATCCGTTGTTGTTGATAATGCCCGTTTAAACTTAATTCGGGCCGAATTGACGGCATCAAACGCGAAGGCAATGGAATGGGAACGAAAGGCCGAAAGGCGCGCCGGATGGCTTATTATTTTGATCCTGGCAATTGCCGGGTTTGTTTACCTAAAACTTAAAAAATGAAATTATCCGAACATTTAGATTTGGCGGAAGTAACCCGGTCGGAATCCGCAAAGCGCAAAGGGATTTCAAACATGCCAACGCCGGAACATATCAACAATTTTAAGATATTGGCGGAAACAATATTCGAGCCAATACGCGCCCATTTCCGATGCCCGATTGTTATTTCATCCGGATATCGTTCAAAGGAATTAAACGCCGCGATTGGCGGTTCCGCAACATCACAACATTGTTCGGGTGAGGCCATTGATATTGACATGGACGGCACGCCACATGGCGTTACCAATCGCATGGTTTTCGATTACATTAAGGATAGCCTAATATTCGATCAATTGATTTATGAATTCGGGGATGCACAAAATCCGGATTGGGTACACGTTTCGTATGAAACAACCGGAAAGCAACGCAAACAAATATTGCGCGCGTCAAGGGTAAACGGGAAAACGATTTATTCCAATTACTAAAAATGTGATATACTACGATCCGCGTTCCGTTTGGCGCGTTTCATTTTATCATATTCGGAACGGCATTTTTTGCATTTGTTTTCCCGGTGATCATTGAGCATGATGTTAACCGGGAACAAATCGCGTGATTTCGTTTCCTTGCAATATTTACAAAATTTCAATTGTATAGGATTTAATTCCATATTTTGACATTATTTTGATTAATTCAATTTCCGCCGTTCCGATTTGGTATTCATAGTATATTAATGCCTGGTTGATGTTCGAAACGAAAACGTTTTGTTTCGATCCGGCAACGTATTGATGGCAAAAAAACAAAGTATTCCCGGCCATTGTCCGGCAACGCAACACATATTTTTTCATACGATTTTCGTTTTGTCCGGGTTTGATCCCTTATCATTGAACCGGGTGAAATCGTATTTCGGAAAAAACGCATCAAATGAATGTTCGTGTTGCCAAAACCCGGGGAACAATTCAAAAAACCATTTTCCGCCATGAATCCGCCATCGAACGTTTTTCCGGGTTTCGTTTTTCTCAATGTATTCCTGGATTGAATGAGTTATTTTCATTTGAACAATCTTTTGAAAATGAAAAATATTTCATTGGCGATATAGAAACAAATTGCGGTTGGTATCGCGATGACAAAAAAGAAAATAACTTGCACAATTAATTCAATGTTTTTTTTCATATCAATCCGATTATTAAGATTGCAATCATCGCAGCGAGGAACCCGGCAATAAAACCATGTTGAAATTGGCGGTTATTCATCGACCTGGATTTTGATTTGTTTACCATTGAGCATGTCATCAATCACGAATTCCAACAAGTTGCGTTGATCCGGTGCAAGCAACGAAATGCGTTCCATGATGGCGCGATATGTAAGCGGATCGGAATTTATTTCCGATTGGATGCCATCCCGGATTTCATCGGTGAAATGGGGATAGGTTGCAATGTCGCGCAATATCCATTTGCATTTTTTGGAATAGTTTTGAAACAAAACGCATGAACGGGAACCGGGGTATTGCCGTACAATATCATCCATGTATTCGGTGGCGATGCGCAAATGATGGATTGATGTGATAAAATTAGATACCATTTTCAAGCGTTTGATTGTCCGGTAAAATTATGGATTTAATATATCCGGCGGCGCGGAAACCTTCAACGCAATCCTTGAGGATTACAACGGCATGGCCGGAATAGATCATCGCATCGATTAATTCGCCAAGCAAAAGGTGGCGATCATGTTGGTTCATTTCGGGCCATTTAGGCAATTGCATTTTGGACATGTTGATTGTTTTAAATGTGAGATGGTGTAAAGGGTTCGGCACAAACGGCACCGAATCCATATTGCTACGATTTTAGCCATTTAAAAAGTTTTCAATGATAACGTAATCATTCGGCGTTGCGGTTGGTTCCGGGATGGTAAAGCATTCAAAACGTTGCGTTTCTGAACTGAACCAAAACGAACAATATCCGGATGATTGGATTTCGCCCGGCACTTGGACAAATGTTTTTTCCGGGAATAAAACCGGCCCGTTTTCATTGATGATGTACTTCATTAAATTCATAAATTTCAATTTGATATTCAAAAAATGTTTTGATTGGTTCCGGGGGGATGGGGTTCGATTCGGAAATAAAATTTCCATATCGTTCCATTTGCCATATTTCGTAAGGCGTTACCGGCACCATTGATCCTGGAGTTGTCCGACAATGTAAAGCAATGTGAGGATGATGGCCCATGTTAGAATTGTTTTTGAATTATATTTTCCGGACATGATTAGGATTTTACGTTTTTTGAATTATAAAAATCGGAACACGCATCACAAACAACGTATTGGTCATTATCGGTGATCAATGTGTAGGTTTCGCCACAATCACATTTCGCCGGTTTTGATTTGGTGATTTCGATTCCGGCGATGAATTCGGCGATATAGGTGGAAATGTATTTTTGCATTTGATTTGATGTTATGGGGCCGGCGTTACCGGCCCCGGGGTGATTTATAATGAAGTATAAAGGCCGGTTACTAATTCGAAAATGTTTGTCAATTGATCACAATAAACGCCGGAAAATTCGGCCTGTTTTTTCATTTCGAATCCGCGAACCGAAAAAAATTCCATTTCGTAAAGATCAGATGCGTTCAATTCAATTTTGAGATATTGCGCACCGGATGCGTTACGGGATAATTTCATCAATAATCCGCCGTTGTTTGTGGTTACAAAGTTTTTTGATCCGGTCATTGCGATAAATTTGTTTCCGCCTAATTGATTCAAAATTGTTGTTGCTACGTTTGACATGTTGTTTTGTTTTTGATTGTGAATTCAAAGATAAACTAAAAAACCAT